AGCCTTGAGAGTTGATGAAAGTGGCTTGCCAAGATTAAGATTTACAGATAATTGCAATTACTGCATAGATACAATTCCAAACCTTCCCTCTGCTGAAAACGATCCTGAAGATGTTGATTCATCCGCTGAGGATCATGCTTATGACAGTGCGAGGTATCTGTGTATGGAACTCCTTCCTGGTATATTTGATGCAGAAAAAGAAGTAAAGGGTTGGAGAGAGAAAATATTAACCGGTGAGCCGGATACCGCTACGGCAGGAAGCTGGATGTCAGCATAGCACTTTCAAGCACATGGAATAGTACCACTTCCTGGACTCTTGACGATGAAGGGAACAAAACTCAGGGATCTGGAGGTTCTGGAGGTGCAGGCGGAGGAATGAAGAAAGCCGATAAGATTCTGAAGGCTTACAGACATTCACAGGATGCCTTTGCACAGTCAAGGGAAGACTCTGAGAAGGCTATGAGATATGTCAATAATGATTCCTGGTCAAGCCTTGACAAGACAAATGCTGAAAAGCATAAAAAGCCAGCCCTGAAGTATAATATAATTATGCCTATCATCTCAACCCTGATGGGGAATGAACAGCTAAACAGAAAAAGAGCAAGATTTGTCCCTACAACCCTTGACTCCGTTGATTCTGTTGATGTAATCCAGGGCAGGTGGAATGCGATTAACGATGAACAGGATATGGAAGAGAAGCTGCAAACGGTTTTTATGGATGCTCTCATAATGAAAATGGGAGGATGGATAGAGAGATCTTTTGTCGTTAATAAAGAAGGCTATCTTGACTTTGAATATGCCGTTGCGGACAGTATGAGGGTATATCTGGATCCTGAAACGAAAACATTTGATTATAACCTGAAAAACTGTCGCTGGGTGATCAAGGAAGGCTGGGAGCCTCTTGATGTGCTTTCTGAAAAATATGAAATTCCCTATTCAACCCTGAAGGAAGGCGAAGAAAAAGCAGGTTGGTGGAACCAACTCTCTACCTTCTTTAAAAGATTTAAAGACAGCGAATATTCCACAGGAGCATCAAAAGACTACGACAAGGAAAACGACAGGTATAAAGTCCTTGAAATGCAGGAAAGAGTATATCGAAAGATGTACAAGGTCTGGGATGGCGGTGAAGGATACTTTGATATGACACCAGGCGATTTCAGGGTGGCAAAGAAACAAAATAATTCTCTTATGAGAATCCGTGAGTATGATGAAGATAAAATACACATAACAACAATTATCCCTTATTTCAGCAATGTTATTGTTATGGACGAAGACAGTTCATCACCTGTGGCTAATTTTGATGTATTCCCAATATTCAGCTATAACCTGACAACACAGGCGTGTGAGTCAACTGCACTTGTTGATCTTCTTATGGATGTGCAGGACGATGTGAATAAGGGTAAATCACAGGTAAGAGACTATGTAACTCAAATAATTTCCGGCGGTGTATTCATTGACAAAAGGGAGAAAGAAACTATCAAACGCCTTAAAACCAAAGGCAACCAACCCAACCAAGTCTACGAGTTGAACAATCCGCAGATCATCCCCCAAAGACTTTCTCCCGGAACTATACCGCCGGATATAATGTTAAATACCGAAAACTCTGTGCAGTACGCTCAGAGAGTATCGCTTGTGAGCGAAGCAATGAAAGGGGAAACCGGCAGATCCGGTGAATCGGGAGTGCTCTTCCAGAAAAAGATAGAAAGAGCCGCTGCTGCCATCAATCCATATTACAAAGCCCTGGCAAACCTGAGAAAAGCCATTGCAAAAGATTTTGTTGATAACTTTGGCTTTGTCTATTCGGAATACGACAGAATCCTTAAAATCAAGCCAGAAGGCGGTGCTTTTATGGATGTCATAGCAAACCTTGCCTGGGCAGGAGATATACTCAACAACGTGACAAATGCCTCTTTATACGTTGAACTGGATGAAGGTGAGGACAACGTAACAGCGAAAGAAGAGAATTTTGAGAAAATGCTGGCAATGATAAATGTTATCGGTCAGATCAATCCAGCCTTTGTTGATGTGAGAACTCTCATAGAAAATGCTCCGCTCAAAGGTAGGGACAAAATGCTGGAATATATTGACCAGGTACTGCAGTCACAGCAAGAGGGAACCGAATCACAGACTCAGCTCGCAAACTCGAAGGAACTGCTCGAACAGGAGAAGATCAGGAGAGGTATGGTGAACGATGAGGAGAAACTCAGGCTTGAAGCTGCCAAGATCTCAAAGGGAGATAAGAAGAATTAATGCCTTCTAAGTCTGATACCATTCCTGCAATGCTTACACCAGGGGAAGTTGTACTGAATGAAAAACAGCAGAAAGCACTTGAGAAGTATGTAGGACAGAGCAGGGAAGAAATATTTGGAAAGATTAAAGTGCCTGGATTTCAATACGGAGGTGAAGTGAAGAAATATTATGCGGGAGGTGGAAAGGCAAAAAAGAAGAAAAAATACAATAAAGGCGGTATGGTTAAAAAAGCTTATTCAAGAATGTACAAAGCAAAATGGGGAGGATAAAAATGGTAAAACGCAAAAAGAAAAAAAAGAATATTGTTGGAAACTTTAGGGGCAAGGAAGACCTCTTCTGGAAGAAAGTTGTCCAGGGATTTAAGAAGTTTTTTGAGCCCCCAAAAAGAAAAGGGGATAAATAATGGCTGAAGAAACAACTACAACAGAAGTACAAGAATTAGAAAGCCTGGAAAAACAAAACCAGGAAAATTTAGCTGAGGTTAACTCGGCTGATCAGCAGTCTGCTGAAGAAAGCAAGATTGTTGAAAAAGACGGAGAACTCTACCTCCAGACTGAAGAAGGAACTGAAGAACCGGAAACAGACTCATCGGAAGATGAGCAAACTGGTAAGGACAATCAATCGGTGTCCTCTGAATCAGAAAAAACAGAAGTAGAAGAACCGGAAGCATATCAAGCTAAATCTCGACAGGATATTATTGATATGCACCTCAATGCCACAAAAAAGATCGGCGAACAGGGCGATGAACTTGGAAAACTGAGGAAATCAGAAGATGTTGAAAATATGTCTACTGAAGAACTTAAATCTAGGTTTAGTGCTGATGACCTTAGAAAAGGTTATGAAGCTGAAAAAGCAGTTCTGGCTGGTCTTGACCCGGTAATGGATGAGGATAAGTACATTGAGCAGACTGCTCTTGTAGACCAAATCCAGACCGACTGGCTTGAGAAAAACCAGCAGGAAATCATTGAGCGGAAATTCAATACTTCCGATAACGAAGAGTTTATTGAAACTCAACGTACGAAGTACGAAAAAGGAGGAATTGAAATAAGCGATGATGATTTTGATGCTGTCACCGAAATGGCACAGAATTATGTCGAAAACGGCAAACTTACTGACCGGGGCTATACAAAAGCCATGCTTGATAAGTTTGGGACTGAACAGGTTCTGAAATTCTATTCCATGAGCGGTGAAAAAAAGGCTCGAAGTGATATTTCCTCAGCCGCATCCAAAGACCAGACGAAAGTTGAAATAAAGGGAAGCGGGAAAAACGCTAAGATGGTACGCCTTGGAGATCTCTCATATAATGAGATGAATAAAGCGTTGGAAGGTCTTAGCGTGGAGGAACTTCAGGAGCTATCAAATAAGTACAACCGTTAAATTAAAGGAAAAATAACGAATGGAAACTTCACAAACTTGGATTGCCAATGTTGCCATTCTTAACAAACTCCTTGCCAAAGAATCATGGTTCAATACCTTCTGGGCGAAATTCTCAGGAAATGTTGACATAAGTAATGACGATAACGGAAATAATGTCTATCGACCATCAGGAAACCCGATTGAAACACTGAGTGATTATGTTGCTCAGGGAAGGGATAATATGTTGATTCCCTTCTTAAAAGATCTTACCGGTGCACCTGTATATGGTGATACAGTTCTAAAAGGAACTGGAGAAGATCAGACGATGCAATGGCTAAGAAGTTATGTTAATCAGTATCGGAAAGCTGTAATGAAACGTTCCGGTCAAATGAGCGAACAGCGGCAAAAACTATACAAATTGTACGATGAGGCTCGTCCTCAGCTTGCACGATGGTTCACAAAATGGGAAAACCAGGCTGTATTTCAAGCCTTCTATGAAGGAGTCAGCCCTAATATTTCAAGTGCTACTACTTCTGATGGGCTTGGAATGGTTCTAAGGTATCACCCAAACTGGTGGTATTTAAGTGCTGCTGACACACTGACTGCTGTTGGAACAGATGGTGTTTTAAAAACAGCAGCCAATCTGGATACGGCTGCAGCGGCAGCGGATAACCCATTCAAGATGAGTGCGGCATCGCTTCAAAACCTTCGACTCAAGTGCATGGCTAAAAAAATACCACAAATGTCAACAGCCGGTGGTTATCCTTACTGGTGCTTGGTAATGCATCCTAAGCAATTGTTAGATCTGCAGCAGGATAGTGTATACTATGGAGCACAAAGGGAAGCCTACAGCGGTAAAACATTAGCTATGCCTGAATTTTCAGGTGCAGCAGGTGTCTATGCCGGGTTCATGATATACGAAGACATTGTTGGTATTCGTTCATGGGATGACACAAATAAGAATCTCTTTGGAACTACAGTTGCAACCCGGTTTGCAGCGACTACTGGAGACAATTATAATGCTATTGTTTTTGGTAAGTCTGCTATGGGTAAGGGTATTGCAAAAGACCTGCACTTCACCAGTGAGATTGATGACCATGCCAACACCATCGAAGTTGGTGGTGCTCTAATCAATGGCTATAACCGTAACGAGTATTTTGACGAAGATGATGCGAAAGAAGAAAGTGGAGACGCTTTCTACAAAAATCTGTCATCTGTAACTGTATCTGCTGCTTTAACTGCAACAAATCAGTCGTCACTGATACTCATGACAGGTTAAGGAGGTATAAAAAATGGCTAAAACAAGTATTGCTAATTGGAGAGCATCCGGTGGTGCGTTAGACATATCTGCTTCTCATGGTGGTAATGGTACTATTACAGAGTGTGTAGCACAAGATGGAATGATTATCTGTGACTTCACTGATCTTGGTAGTGGAGAAACTGTTACTATTAATACACCATTTAAATTCACAGCTATAGATATACATATGGTGGTGGGTAATGGTGAAAATGTAGGTTCAAAAACACTAACAGTTAAAAATGACAGCACAGCTCTATCAAGTGCAATGTCTATGGCTAATTCTTCTGCAAGAGTGCCGACAGCAACTCTTGATGAAGATCAAGCACTATTTAATGTTGGTGATAATGATCTGAAATTGGTTTCATCAGCCCACAATGATGGTGGCGGAACAGTCTATATTAAATACCGATAATCTGAAGTTGAGGAGGTAATAGCCTCATATAAGGGTTCCA